CGAAACTGGGTAGGACTTGAATAGTCTAACTTAGTTGGTTGTCTACTGAATGTTGTTTCTATTGCCATACATGTATTTATAAGACTAAAAAAGAAAAGGGGTAGACTTCTCTACCCCAATTCCGTAAGTATTTAGATTTAACTACTTCTTAGCTGAACGAAGACCTAAGTCTACATTTCCAGCATCTTGTAATACATCACCATTGAAAGCAGTACCTTCGTACCCAACTTCTTTGTTGATTCTTGCAGCAATTGATTTTTCTTCATCTGTTGCAAAATGTGTATCCCAAGCAGCTAATCTTTTTCTCATGTACCAATGCCATATAGGTGGTACTAATGCGATAAAGAATACTACAAAGTATCCCCAACCTGTATTTGGACATCCAACATTTTCCAATTCCCAGAAGTGAGTTTCACCTCTGTCATGGTGGTCTGCTTGTCTTCCTATTTCAATAAAGAACCAAGAAGTAAAAGCTGTTGAGTTATCCCAGTTATGTCTGTAATCTATCGGTTGGTCTTTCACACGAATTAATCCGTAATGTTCTAGGTAATTTAAAGCTTCTAATTCGAAGTTTGAAATTCCCCAAATTATAGCTAATACAGCCATACCAACCCAGCCGCCTGCTGCAAAGAACAGAGCTACTGAAGGAACAGCCAATAGATAACCACGAATCCAACGATTTTGCCAAGAGATAAATGATAAACCCATACGAGCTAGTCTTTCTTTTTCCATATTGAATAAGAATTTAGACTGACCTAGATATGAAAGTGGATAGTGACCATAGATTGTGCGTCCACGCGGAGCAGTTGCCGGGTCATCTTCACTTGCAAGTTCTAGATGATGGTTGTATACATGAGCGTAGCAGAAATGTGCTGAGCCAGATAGTCCCATCATTGTACGTGAAATTACAAAACCAAAACCTTTGGTATGTGAAAGTTCATGTCCGTATATAATACCGATACCAATAAAGATACCAGATGATAATGTAGCGCCATACAAGTTAAGTCCTGAAATACCTTCAGTCATAACTATGAGTCCAGGCAGCCCAATTGCAGCACCTAGGTCCATTATTACAGCACCTGCTTCTCCACCTAAAGACATATAAGAGTATACTCTCCATGCCATTACGAGTTGAAACAAAATGAATACAGGCAACATAAAGTACATAGTCAAGTTTTGGAAACTTGCCCATCCAATTGAGTTACCGCTTTTGTCAAAGCCTACGCCTGAAGATTCAAATTTTGTAGCGATGTCTATTAATAGACCTACAAAAAGTAAAACTACACCTAACCAAGCCATAATGCCTCCGATTAGAACACCAGCTCCTGCTACTATAATTAGTACAGGTGCTAGTAAATAGCGTATATTTAATAAAATATTTCCCATTTCGTATTTCCTCCCACGAAATAGTTATGCCATTAACTGCCTGTTAATGACTTTCCATGTGCTGTTCTAAAACTGATATAAGGAACATTTTCAATTTGGAATAAAAATGAGGGATATCAAGTACCAACACATATCTAATTATATTTATAAAGAAAAAAATGTTAATAATTAACTTTTGTCCATTCTTTGTCTAGATTAGAACTTGTTAATATACTAATAATTTCTTGTATAATATAACATCATGTAGCTATACTAACAGGTATAAACATGTTTTGTCAAGGGTTTGTTCATTTTATTTTGGACAATAAAAAGGCCCACCGAAGTGGGCCAATTCATTTGTAGTTGAATAACTAACTGATTTTACATCAGGTTGGTTACTTTTACTCTCCTGTAGTACTTGTTAGTATTAGCTGTAATACTTGTATTCTCAGCTGTTGCAGCAGCAATCACTCCAGTGTGGAATGGGTTTGCAGCAATACCGTAACGAGTCTTAAATCCAATTTTTGGTTGGAAAGTATTCTCACCTACCGCACGAACCATTTGTAGTGGAACATATGGGCAGTAGAAGATACCAGCATCGTAAGGTGAAGTACCTTTATACCCTGTTACATAGTATTGTGAAGCAGCGACATTTGCAGCATATGGGTCAACATACACTTTAAATCTTCCGTTCATAACACCAGCAAAAGTAGCAGATGTGTCATCAACATTTAAGTTGTTGTTTAAAGCAGGTGTATAATCTAATACTCCAGCCATTTGAAGAGCAGAAGCTACATCTGCAGAACAGATAATTATGTTAGCTTTTCCTCTACGAGTTTGTTGTCCAACAGCATTCGCATCTCTTTCAAGAGCAAACATTAGTCCTTTGAACTTTTCAACACTCCAACGACCATTAGAATCTGTATCTAAATCGAAGATTCCTGCAGTTGTTGTGTTAACTTGCGAACCAGCTACAGCTGAAACATAAATGCTTCTAACTACTTCACGATTTATTTCAGCAAGAATTTCGCCAGAAAGGATATTAGCCAATTCTGTTTCTGCGTCTAAACCATGAATTGCTTTAAGGTCTTGTGCAAGTTCCATTGTGTACTCAGCTTTTAAAGCACGAGTCACAGCGGTAACTGTTGTTTTTTCTATACTAAACGCCATCTCAGCGAAAGAGTTTGCAGTTGCATCCCCTAAAGCTTCACCTTGTGCAGTAGTCATTCCTGTTGGGGAAGTATACTGACCAGCTGATGGGCTGTCGTTTAATGCAGATGGGTTTGTACCTGTCATTGCAGCAGATGTTAAATCTCCAGCAGCGTCATCAGCAGCAAATGCAGAATCAGCTTCATCACCAAGTGCCTCAGCACCATCTTGTGAAGCAAATCTTGCTCTCATTGCAAAGATTAATCCAGTTGGACCAGTCATTGGTTGTACACCACATACATCATATGCGATTAAGTTAGGCATTGAGCGTCTAACTAACGAAATTAATATTGGGTCCCAGTTCTCAACATCCGCACCAGTTGCGTTAGTTGGAGCTGCTTCTCTTAAGAAATTTCTATCTTCTTTAATAGCTTTTTCTTGATTTTCAAGAATTACAGTAGTGACTGCCCTTTTGTACGAATCAGCAATTGGAGCTAAATCCGGGTGTGCAAGGACTGGCGACCACTTTTCTTGTAAATTTTCTGTTTGAAACATTTTTAGTTTTCTCCTTTTATTTACTTTTATTTATATAATTACTTACTTGCACCTTTGACAGCAGTTCCGATTGCTTTTGAATAAGCAGCCATCGAATCCGTTACGTCAATGTCCTGTGCAGGGCCAGTTTCTACATTATCTATGTTTTCAGTAGTTTCCTTAATTGTTTTAGGGAAATAACTTTCTTTTAAAGTGTCAAGTTTACCTTTGAAGTCATCTTCGTTTCCGAAGTCAACATCTTCAGTAAGACTTTTAAACTTTTCAATTTCTGTGTCAGCTAAATCAGAAGACATTTCTGATATAACTTTATTACGAGTTAGTGAGTCATTTCCCTTTTTCAAGTTCATTGATTCTTCTAAAGTTTTATTAACTTTTTCTTCTAACTCTGCAATTTTGTCGGACTGTGCTTGTAACACATCATATTTGTCATCAGGGATGTCAACATAATGGTCTTCGAACAGTTGTTTCAATCCAGCTATAAAGTCTTCAGCGATTTCACCTTTAAGACCTCTTTCTACTGCTAGTTCGTTTTCTTTTAACCATTCTTCAACAACATAGTTTAAGTATGTGTCTACTTTCTCTGTTAATTCAGATTTGATAGATTTAGTACCTTCTACTATTTCGTTGTCATAGTTTTCTTGAAGTCTTGTAACTTCATCGCGAACTTTAGATTTAACTGCAGATTCGAAAACAGTAGCTGCTTTCTTTTTAAACTCATCTGATAAGTCACCTTCTCCACTCATAAGAGCTTCAACGTGTTCTGTAACATCTATAGTTTTGATTCTTTGTTCTACAGCTTCTTTTTGAAGTGCTTCTTTTTCTTTATCAGATTCAGAAGAATTACCTTCCATTTTAGACATCATTTCTTTCATTTTGTCGTAAGTGGCTTTGACCATTTCCATAGGCATGTCTTTCATTTCTGTTTCCATGTCTTTCATAGCTTTAATCATTTCCATTTTGTCCATTTCTGCAACTTCTTCTTTTTCAGAAATTACTTCTTGGTCATCTTTTACTTCGACAGAATCTCCAGCCGCTAAAGGTTTAGCAACTTTCTTTTTACCATCATTAGGTGTCATATCACCTTTCATTGATTTTAGTCCAGATTTCTGAGCAACATCGCCTTTTTTCTCAACTGCTTTTTTACCAGCTGCTGTTCCAGGTCCTGATTTGTCAGATGGGTGTGTTACTGCAGGCCCCATATCTTGTACTTCGCCTCCAGGTGTAACACTTGAAGCGTCAGAAGCTTTTAGCTGTGGTTCGCTAGGAGCTGCACCTTTTTTAGGAGCATCCGCTGCTTCTTCAAGCTCACTAAGGACCTCTGCCTCTAATTCTTCAATAGTTTTATCGATTTCATTTGCCATCGGATATCTCCATTTAAATTTATTATTAAAAATTAATAATTTTTTCTTTGTATTAACATTTATTTATACATTATAACAATTTAAGGAACTTTGCGAGTTCCAAATTTTGTTCTAACGACTGTTTCTTCCGAATTCTAGTATTGATTCTTTCTTTCATCTCTACTAATTCAGACTGTACAAGTGCTCCATGATTCCATACCCACTCTTTACCTTCCATAATACCTTCTACGAAAGCACTAGGAGCAGAGGGGTCTGAAACAATATCAGCAGCTGTAGCCAAATAGAAGTCGTTTCTCACATAACTTGCACCATCTTTCTTTTCCTCTAAACTTCCCATTCCTCTTGAAGAAACACCAAGTTTAGCACCCTCATCCATAAGGGTTTTAACGATTTCACCCATAGGTGTCGCAAGTATCTTAGCTTCTCCTATAAAGTTCTTGCCGTCTGCATAAAGTGCAGTTATCATGTGAGAAGCTCTTTCTAAATTTATTGTTGGACCTTCTGGGTGTCCTAATTCACCATATGCACGCTTCTCGTTGATGAATTCTTTATTGTATCTTGCAACTTCTTTCTGAAGTATTTCCATTGGATATACACGACCATTTTTATTTTTAATGTCGGCCTGCATAAAGATACCTCTAATTTTGTAACTTTTTTTGCCGTCTTCTTTTGCTTCTGTAATATACTCTACATCTTGTACAATAGATTCAGATATTAATTTTACTTTATTCATGATTCTCTCTATGTTGTGTAATTAGCGTCTTTTTTAAATTCTATTAAAACAAAACCAGATGTACCAAGACAAGCCATTTCGAAATCACCAGAAGTAGCTCCTGTATTTACTGCCCTAGATTTAATTAATCCAGCAGAACCATCATAGTGACCAGTTCCAGCAAGGTCAATTAATGTTAAGTCTGAGTCGCCTTGTTCAATAAGTTGAACATGTCCAGTGTTGTCATCAGCACTACCTTGTACTAATCCCCACCAAATTCTACTGATATTTAATTTTGCACCATTGGCATGACCACTTAAACCACTTGCATCTAATATAGCATTGGTAGCAGTTGTATCATTTGAGATATTAACTAAAACTGTTACAGTTCCACCAGCTCCAGCAGCATTTACTACTGTATCTCTTAATGTTGTTGTTGTGAATGCCATCTATATACTCCTATTAAATTGATAGTACTTCTTTTTCAAAGTACGAAATTAGTTCTTTTTCACGAACCTTATTCTTCTTACTTACTGTTTTTATTGTTTTATCGAAAGTATTTAGGAAATCGTTAGGTTTAGCATCCATTACTTTAAATATCTCATCTACAGCAGACTTCATCTTTGGGGATAATTTCTTATATTCCTTAGACTTTTTATGTTCATCTTTCTCTAAGAAAGGTGTATAAAACTTATTAAACTTTATCGCCATCATCCACAACCTTAGTTGATTGAACAAATGTATTTGCGACTTCTTTTCTTTTTGTTTCTAATGCATCACCGACTTTTGCAGCAATTGAACCTTTAAAAGCTTTCTCAGCTTCTAGATTATCACCATCAGATAAAGCATCTATTATATCTTTAGTTTCCATTATCATCTCCTTTATTATTTACACCATCACTATCATCAGACACTTCCATATCATCAGCAGCTATATGAGCTCCTGTAGAATCTTGTGGATAT